GTGATTCCGAGTGTTGCCATTATTTATCCTCCTTGATCCCGGCCATTTTGCGCTGAAGCTTCAGGTCCTCAGCGCTGGAGAATTCCGGAGACACCGTGTCCTTCGTCGCAAACTCCCCAAACAGCGGGCTCTCCGACCGCTGGGCGAGGATGTGCAGCATCCAGTCCACGGGCGGGTGATTCTCGACCGGCTTATCTTGCGCGCAAGCAAAAGCGATGGTCGCAGCCTGGCCTTCCAAAGTGAGCCCTTCAGCGGCGAATGCCAGGGTTTTCAGGTTTTCCATGTCCGCAGGGTTGACCTTTTTGGCCTCGACAAGGCCTTTCAGGGTGGCTTCGATGTGCGTCCGGCGGGCCTGGGCCTCGGCGGCGGCCTTGTCCTTTTCCTGCTGGGCCGCGAATTCGGCGGCGGCTTCCTCTTTGGCCTTTTTGGCGGCTTCTTCGGCGGCTGCCTTTGAGGCCTCGTCGATTTTGGCCTGGACATCCGCGTCCGTATGGGTGAATTCGGTTTTGTTTGGCGGGGAGGAGCCGTTGGCGTTACCATTGGCCGTCTCCTCCGGCACTGCTTTAAGCCCGAGGGTTTTCAGGCTTGACAAAATGTCCTTCAGTTCCATTTTTTTTCCTTCTCCTTGATTGAAGTTACTGGTTATATAGTCCATACCGTCGGAGACGGTTGAATCCTTTCTTCCCTCATTCTGGATCGCCAAGAGGTAGTCGCGGAAATCGTCTATGTCGGACTGTCTCACAACCGCGTCTGCGGCCGTCTTCCCGTGTTTCGTGAGCAGCCACTCCCTAAGATTCACCATCAGGTCCCTGAGCGTCTGCCACGCCCACCGCTTTTGATACATGGGCGATTCAAACACAATGGCCGCGCCGTCATCCTCAAACGCGATATTCCGCAATCCGGCCACCGCCGGGGCGGCGCCTCCCAGGAATCCGACATGGCGCAAGCGGCCATCCGGGAAGAAGGCGGCGGACCGCTTCTTGTACCGTCCCTCGGACACCGCGGTTTCGAACTCACCGGCCACTTGATCGATTTTGGCCTCGAGTACCGGGACGCCGTCACGGTCAGCCCGGCGGACGCCCTTAACCCACCCGAACGCCGGGCTGTCGGTCTTTGGGTGTCCCACAACCACGGGCGGCTCATGGGCGGACGCGTCGAACGTGGCCACGGCATTGTCAATCAGCCCGTTGCCGTCATGTTGGCGCCCTTGGCTGTCGGTTTGCGGGCCTCCTCGAAATATTTCTATCCAGTCGTCAAAGCCTTTGAAGTCCATGGCCTCTCCTATCGTGTTTTTCCCTTCGTGATGTAGCGGCCCAGGAACCGCTTGGACCGCTCGTAAAACTTCTGATTCACCCGCATATACGGCCTGGGCGGGATATCGCCCCATGGGGCCTGTCCTTGTCGCGTGTGCGCCTTGCGCACGTGCGCTTTGACCGTCACGGTTTTACCGCCTCTGGTCTTGCGCTTGTGAGATTTGATCCGGCGGGCCGGGACAGTGTAGGTTCCTTTCCAGAGCGATCCGGCGGCGGCTCCGAAGTGTAGGACGGCGGCGTAAACCTTATTGGCCGCGACTTCGGCGCGGTTCGAGAACGCTTCGGTGTGGATCGAGCCAAAGAGGCCTGAATTCGCGCCGCGTCGCCTCAGTATGGGCCGCTGCGGGCCGTAGCCCTGCTTTTTCCGCTGTTTCTGCGTGGACAGGGCCAGCGATTTCCAGCCGGGTCCCTGCTTTTTGAAATTGTCCTGGACGTCGCGCAGGGCGAACCCGCCAAGTTGCCGGTAGACCACCTTGGACGCCCGGCCGCCGCCCAGGGCCCGGGCGCGGGATTCGACGTCGTGGATCATGTCGGTTATTTGTTTGTCCTGGATGTGGATGTTAATCATTTTCCTCTAATAATTCCTTGATCATCGGATAGATCATCGATGCGTCAAGTATCAATTTTTCGAATTTCTTCCACAGCTTTTCCTCATACTTTCCCGCATTGGGCCAGTAGGCATGCATCCCGGCCGCGCCGGGGTTGAAGTCCCAGCCCTCTTCGATGGCCTCAGCGGCGTAATCAGGCAGGCCGTCAACCCGACGTCTCGGCGTCCAGTTACGCGGATCGTCCCAGTCCGCATAGTCCCCACGGGGGATAGGCTCCGACAGATCGGAATCATCCGCGTTTTCGAGCCAGCAGTGACAGTTCCAGGCTGAAGGCGGCGAGACTCTTGCCAGCGCGGGGTCGCCCTTCCGCCAGGTGTTTCCGTGCAGCCTCTTATGGGTGTCCCGTGAATTCGGGAGAAACGCACAGTTGTAGGTGAGATACGGAAGTGTCTCTTTCGTCTCTTCAAACATCTTCCATTCGCCCACTTTGTTGGCCACGCTGATATTGGTGCTGTAGATGATGTCCAGCCGGTGCGCCATGAGCCGTTTCCGCCGCGTCCCGTCCGGCAATTCCACCCAGGCCTTTTCAGTGTCCTCAGCCCACCAGCCTTTTGCCTTGAGCTTCGGGATCAATTCTTTTTTGAACTGCTTCAGCGTCGTGCCCTCTTCCAGGGCCGCTTCCATGTGCAGCCTCAAATCTGTGAGCACGTCCATCTGCCCAACATGAGCCACGGTAAACGCCCGCGCGTGGGCCTCCTGCCAGACGTTGCGCCATGAGCCCGGATTGACCGTGTAGCCCTTCCGCTGGACGAATTCCATGGCGTCCCTGAACGGCCGGTTGAAATACAGCTTCAGAGCCGGATCGGGCCAGGCGGTGAACGTCATGGCGTCGTCAAACGCCACGCCCGCCGGGCCTTTCTCGCCGGCCTGGACATAGCCGACGATGGCGGCCCAGAACGCGGCCCGATGGATCACATCCGTCAGCACGGACGCGTCCATCAAGGGCCATATATCGTCTATTGAGTTGTCAAAGAGCGTTTCGAGGTCACCGTCGTAACCTCGGATATACCCTGCGGCGGGGGCCACAAGGCTTTTCGTGACCTGGGCGGCCGTCGCGTTGACGGCTTGGATCGTCAGTTCCTCGATCTCGGCTAATCGTCTATTGGCATCCCCCCGCTGTCGATTTTTTTTTTAATATATGCGAATTCCCCATCATCGCCTTGAGGAGTGGGGGGCGGGGAGGGGCGGTCCCGCCCCCCTGGGGCGACGTTGGGGGATGGTGTCATGGTTGGTTGCGGCGCCTCCTCGAGCCAGTCGGGTAAAATGTTGTATTGCTGCTCGAAATATTCTTTCGTAAATCGGTGGCCCGACATGATTTCGGTCAGCACCTTATCCCGTGTCGCCCGTTCCGCCTGGATATCCTCATCCCGGTGGAGCCGGAAAAACGGCGGTTTCGCGCCGGGGAAATTGAGCGTGACGATCCACCCGATCAGGGTATCCATGGTGTTCTGGACGAGGCGTTCGTCGCCCTCCAGCAGGTCCGCCCGGACGTCGGAATGGACTTTACCGAGGGCGTATGAGCCGCTGCCGTCCTGGCCGGAATCAGTCGTCAATGTCTGGCCCAGGATCGCCTTGGATATTTGGCTGTCCTGCTCTGCAACCAGAGCGGAAAATATCGTGGCGTTCAACTGGACGCCGCCGGGTCTCCCGAAATCAATGCTCTCGTCATCGTTGACGACGGCGACGCCGTCTTGGACCATGGCCTGGAGTTTTTCGACCAGGGCGGCCCGGACGTCGTTGTCGGCGGCTTTTGGAACCCTGCCGTATACCCACGGTATCCCGTATTTCTCGGTCAGGATAGCCCAGAACTTTTGGGCGGCCCGCTTCCAGGTGATTGGCCAGTAGCAACGGGACAGAACCCGCTCCCCGTAGGGGTTGTAATAAGATGCGCCGTGTGCGGGCAGCAGGATTTTATTGTCCGGAACCGGCTCCCCCTCAAGCTGATGGTCGCGGGAGAGGAACCGCAGTTCGTTCTTAGGCGAAAACGCAAACCATTCGGTGGGCTTCCCCTCCACGGTATCGGGCAGCCACAGCCCGCCGTCCTCTTTCCAGATCACTTCAGTGGGCGCCATACCGAAAAAGATGGCGTCCAGGATATCGGACATGATCCGGTACATGTCCACCGTATCCGCCCAGGCGCGGATGGCGTCGTTGGCCCGCTTCTGGTTCTGGCCCGGCTGTTCCGGGTTCACGATCTCCCATTCGCGGCACAGGGTGCCGGATTTGCGGGACTGGCAGCACGCCCAGACATGAGGGTCTGACTGTAGGAAGCGTAGGATGGGGATCCATTCCGACGTGCTCTTGCCAAGCTTGTACGCCACCTGATCCGGATCGGGCAGAATCCATTCGACGCCCATGTAATCCACGGTGCGTTCGCGGGGCGCGAATTCATGCGTGATGTCAACCTTGTATGGTAGGTTTTTTATTTCGTTGGCGAAGAACATCAA